GTTCTATAATGAAGTCATCATTAAAGTTCAACCTTTCGTAGGTTTCTCTGAACGGAACGTGTACTATTTTAAGCTTGTTCTGTTTCTCTAAATTTTTAAGGTATTTGAAAACTGCGAACTCACCAACTTTTCCGATATAATATACGTCTAACGACTGTTTGGCATCGTTCTTAAAACTATACGTACTGAAACCGTCAGCCATACCTTGAGCATGCTTAATACAATAGGCTTTATCGGTTTCAGTTAATGTATAAGTAGATAAAGCCATAATTATGCGCTACACCCAAAACAATCGAATGGGCTATCTTTAGGTTTTTCTGGTAAGACTTCCGTTTTCATTGAGGCTAATTTAGAATTAGCTTCAAGCTTACTCTTAGTCCTTGTATAATATGAACCAGTTTTAAGACCACCTTTCCAAGCATACATTAATGCACTAGCAATCTTAGAGTACTTAGCATCAGAGTGATATACGTTGAGTGATTGTGATTGGTCAACGTATTTATTCCTGATTATAGATAAATCCAATAACACTCTCTGAGGTATTTCCCATACGTCCTTATAACGATATCTTATATCTTCTGGGATATCCATTATATTCTGGACACTACCTTTATTTCCAATAATCTTATCAATCATATTATTATCCCACAGACCCAAATCCAACAATTCGTTAACTAAGTATTTGTTCACGATTAAGAACTCACCTTGTCCAACTCTTCTGGTGAATAAGTTTGATGTTACGGGTTCAAATGATTCAAAGGAACCTAGAAGAATGGCGCTTGAGGCTGTTGGCATTAATGCGAGGAGCAAGCTATTATACATCGGTATAGATTCACCTTCTGACTTTGGTGACCAACCTTCTATGTAAGTCTCACCTTTGGAGTAACGACTACCTTCCCAAGCTGGGTAACATTCGCCTTTCTCTTCAGCAATCGACATAGATTCAGTTAGAGCTGATTTGTACATAGTTTCAAATATATCAGTATTCCACGTTTTTGCCGAATCACTTTCATATGAAATCTTCTTCTTAGCAAAAAAGTCTGCCATACCTGCCACTCCAATTGCTATCGCTCTCTGATCCAACCCAGCCGCTTCGCTCCATTCATCAGACCACTTATTTTTATCGATTACTTGATTCAAGGCTTTAACCAAAACTTTAGTACTCTTGGCTATGGTATCTAAGTTATCATGTTCGCTAAGATTGATTGATGCCAATGTGCATTGAGCTGTTTTTCTAGGTTGGGAGACTTCCAATATTTCGCAACACAAATTACTCATTTTAATAACACCTATATTATCTTGCATGTTGCGTTTATTCGCATTATCTTTGAATAATACATACGGTTTACCACTTTCAACCTGCGCTTTGATAATAGAATCAAAAATTCTCTTAGCCGAAATTGGTTTCCCAAGACCTAATTCAACAGCCTTAGCATACTCGGCTTCAAATTCGCCTCCGTAGAGTTCATATAAAGGCCTTAGACCCGCTTTAACTATATCATTGGGGCAGAATGTATACCAATCTTCGTTAGCCTCCAATTTACGCATAAATAGGTCATTTATAACCACTGCGGTGAACAAGTCTCTAGTTCTTAATTGTTCATCGCCAACTGGTGATGTCAACTCAAGGAAATCAATGATATCTCTATGCCAAACAGATAAGTATAACGCACAGCTACCAGACCTAGACCCTTGTTTATAAAAACGCATTTTAGATTGAACCATGTCAGCAAATCTGACGACACCACCAGCATTACCGTTGAATGAGCCAACAAAACTTTCCTTACTTCTGATAGGGTCAATCAATAACCCTATACCTGCACCTTCTTTTGAAGCGTAAGCTATTTTGGTTAAAGTTTCTTCGATACCTTCAATACTATCAGACTCCAAATGTGTTAGGTTACAGCTAATCATACCGCCTCTCTTATCGATACCAGCATTGGTGTAAGTAGGTGTGGCAAAATTAATTCTCTTTGACAACAATTCTTCTAGGAGTTCTTGTTTATTGTTCTCGTTTTCACTCAGAAAACTGGCAACCCTTTCATACATACATGATGGTAATTCTAATGGGGCGTTTTTAACATCTCTTTTCGAGTATTTCGTTAAAAATGTTGTGGCCGCAAAGAAATCATATGTTAAATCCACTTGTTGTAATGGTTTACCGATAAGTTTTGATTGGCGGCTGAGTAGAATTCTACCACCTAACAAAGAATAGTCAGGGTGTTTGATTACTTTATCAGCTGCTTTGAATGCTATGATTTCATCAATTTCAGTCGTTGTAATATTATCACTTATCAAAGGGATCACTTCTTGAAATAGAAGGTCTGGGTTCACTTTAAGCCCCTTGGACTGCTCTTTAATCCTAGTAAGAATCTTATTAGGTGCAAACGCTTGTGTTGATTTATCTCTTTTTACTATTTTCATCTTTATTTTTTTATAACATTAAAATTCATCATCAAAAACACCTTCCATACTAGAAGGAATGTCAACCCTTGAATATTCACCCACTCTTTGTTCAAAAAAGTTATTCTTAGCGGATAGTCCGATTCTAGCCATGAATTCAAATGGGTTTGATGCATTGAACTCTGGTTTGCAGCCAAAATCATTTAATACGATATCTGTTACGTACTGTACATACCTTATCATATCTTCTTTAGTCATACCTTGTAAACCGTCAGGCATGCTATCTTCGACAAAAGCCTTTTCGACATCACAACAGCTGAGTATAATATTTCTAAGTTCATCTTTTGATAACTTATATTCATCTTTAAGATAATTCTTATATAGGTTCAATGCAAACTCATAGTGAGTTGTTTCGTCTCTAAGAATCAGTTCGTTCATGGCTGCAAGGCCAGCCATCTTATTTCTACTTCTATACCAAAAAACTCCTGAGAATACACTTGCGAAAGAAATACCTTCCACACAAGCAAACGCTACTAAACGATGACCGAATGAAGGGTGACCTATCCAATTCTCAGCCCATGTAGCCTTTTTATTAACAGCTACATTGGTTTCCATTGAGTTGAATAACGCTTCACGTTCCTCAAGGTCTTTGATATAGGTTTCAATCAACAGTGAATATCCGTTAGCATGTACTTGTTCGATGAATGTTTGGTGACCATAGAAATATTGAGCTTCTAATATCTCAACCTCATTCAAGAAATTGGTTGCAAGGTTATCAATCACCAGTCCATCAGAAATTGCAAAGAATGCTAAGATATTTTTTAAATATGTTTTCTCATTCTCTTTAAGTTCATCGAATCTATCTTTACTCAAATCCACCTCTTCCGCAACCCAAGTCTGAGATTCAGCGTTCTTATATTTTTCCCAAAGGTCACCATGTGTAACAGGAAAAATTGAATATCTTTTTTTTATGTCATTACTTTTTAAATACATTTATTTTATTTTTTAAGGTTAATTATTAAATTTCATCATCACTATTAAGTCGTTGTCTTGCTTTACTAAGAACTTGATTTACATAATCCTGTTCGTGCTTAACATCCACTTGTTTCTTCTGCGTAAAGGTAAATGCCGAAGCGGTGTCAGCAATATCAATCTGTATCGTCTTATTATCAAATAGAACATCCATAAAGGTTATACCGTCTTTACCGAATCTAGACTTGAGTATCGCTACGTTAGCTCTACCACTTTCTTTCTGTTCTAATGATTTGGCTATAGACATTATGAAGTGACCTATTTGACCTTTCTTAATTGACCCACCGATTTGGTCAGATTCAACAATTTCAGATTTTATACTGCTGCGATTTCCTTGAACGCAGGTCCAGCCTGCGACATCTAGTTCATATAACATCGATTCAAATTCGCGCATAATGTTACCCTCAGCAACATTATTGTCATCGAATCGTTTTGATGGTTGTACGCAATCGATATAATCGAGTAGTACGATATCAGGTTTGATACCTTGAGAGATTTTCTTCTGTAGGTACTTTTTAATCTTAGGTATAGTCGTAGTATCGCTCTGAAACTTTTTAAGAATCAATGTACCACCGCTATCTTCCCTTCGTTTCACAACCTCTTTAACTTCATCGATATGGTTTTCGAGTTCATTCAGTTCAATACCAGTCCAACACGATATATGTTTACGTTTAATCACGTTGGGTTGGTCTTCAAAGAATATTTGAATAACCGTTTTACCTTCGTTAAAGGCTGTATTAGCAATTTTTGTAACTGCGGTGGTTTTACCCACCCCGAAAGCTGCCAAAATTATACCTAACTCACCCTTAGCTAACCCACCATTCATGTATTGGTCCAATAGATGGATACCTGTTGGGATAGGCTGTCTGAAATCTTTAGTTAAGACTGAATCTATATCATCAAAAACCGAGGTATCGTCCTCAGTACTCTGACCAACTTCCAACGCTTGGCGTATAATATCAGAAGCTTTATCGTAATCATCAACATGACCTCTGTCCAAAATTGTTTGGATTTCAGATATGGCTCTCGATAACTCTTGTTGTTTACAGAATTTTAACGAAAGGTCTTTGATGTAGTCTGGGTCGTTGGAATCAGATTCACTGATTTTGCTCAAAGTATCCAATTTTATCTCCAACGCGAACTTATTCGTTTCGCCCTTGAACTTCTCGTGGATTCTTATCTTAAGACTACCAACATCAGGTATAGAACCTAATGTCTCATATGAGTTCCTAATTTCAGCAGCGATGAAGCGTAAATTCTCAACCGTAAAATAACTCGGATTGAGTATTGTTACGATAGTCTCCGCGAACTTACGGTCAACTAATATCTGCTTTAATAATCGGTACTGAAATTCACTATCTAAATATCCAAAATCTTTTCCTGTCTCTGCTTTCATCTTATGTAAATATTATTGGGTAAGTATAAATATACATAAAATTACTTAAGTGCAAGGTTGTTTCTGATTGATTTTACAATTGTTGGAATAATATCTTTAATGTTTATTTCATATCTCACTTTTGTTGGAAAATAATTCCCACTGAACCGACTTTCTATAATGTCACGATTCTTGTATCTAAGTTTAAAACCGATAAAATCCTCGTTATCATAAATATTTCTGCGGTCAAAATCGGCTGGAGTCTGTTCAAAATAGGGGTTGAACGTTGACCAAAGATGTTCTTCAGTTTTACGTTTCAAGAATCTAGGGATGATACCCATACCCCCCATCGGCCCAACATTGATACCAGTGAGTTCGTCAATCATATCCTTAGTATAATCCAAGTATACCCGTTGTTCTTCGCTTGTAAAAGGTTTACTTGAGGTAAGAAATGCTAGAAAATCTTTATCATACCGATGAACGTCAAAATAACGTTTACAAATAATGTTTCCATTAATTGTTAGTAGGAATTCGAAATCTGATTCTTCAAAATGCGTTTTAGTCGTAGTATTTGCCATTGTAATTTTTGTTTAAGTTAATTGTTTCTATCTTTAAGTTTTTTGAATTGTAAAAAATAGTCGGACATGTAATACTCTCTGATTAACTCATCCAGACCATCTCTTTTTACCATCTGGTAGACTTCTCTGAAGTCAGAATCCTGTGGCATAGGTTCGGTTTTCATAGTTAAAAATCTCTCTTTCGCATCTTCTGTTATTTTAGGTTTACGTAAATTTACTAATTCATCATTGATTTCATATAACTTTTTCCCTTGTAACCCATCGGTAACACTA